TGAGTCTTCATCAAACCTAGCCTCTACAAGAACAGTAGCTATTGGCGTCTTGTTGCTATTCAAATACTTTGCAAACGCTTGCATTGACATCTTCTTTTGATCGCTACCAAAAATACTGGTAGACGGAAGGTCAAGTTGGTACACCGTATCATCAGTAAGCTCACCATCATCGTTAGTTAGCATGATCGCAATGCGTTGTCGAAACCGACACGCACGGGAGTTACCTTGTCCGGAACCTTTTATGTTTTGCTTACAATCAAAACATGTAATGTGTTGCTTACCTTCAAGAACATTCTTAGAAGGTCTCCCACTTGCATGATCGTCAGACCAACAAGTGGGGGAGTTGTGTTCGCCGGGCACGAACTGCCCAGCATAATACATTCTGGAAATTGGTGCAGTCTTTACTATTACAAGTTTTAAAACACTGCTTTCCAATACCTCCGTTTCTTTACCACTAACTACTTTGCGAAACGCATTCTCTCGAATACTTATCCGATTGATCTCTGATTTTGAAGCCTCTGGTTTTAACTTAGAAAACAAGTTCTTATAGCTATCAGGCAACCCATCAGATGTCATCATCTAGCTCCGCCAGCATGTCCTCAATACCAGAAGGCGGTAAAACCTCACTCTCCGGCGGGTCATCTAAATCAACTGTTGGTTCTTCCTTCCGCAGTGCAGCAACAACATCTTCCACACAGAAGCGGTAGGTATTACCGGCCTTTATGTAAGTCTCACGCGGGACGAACCCGCGTTTTACCCACTGCCTAACCGTAGACACTTTGACACCTACGTGTGCAGCTAGTTCATCCAAAGTAACGTACTTTGTATCTGACACTATTTTTTCCTCCGTACAGTTATAGTGTATTCGCTATCAGCGTTTAGACCGGGCGGTAGTTTGTCAGGGTTCTCCTCAAGGAAGGTACGCATGTTGGTTTGATGAAGGCGTTTCTCCATCAAGTCCATAGCACCATGCTCCATGATAAACTTGTTCATACTCTCCCAATCAGAAGTCCAAAACTTGGTTCTAACTGATCGGTAGAAAGTACCTGTTGCAGTCCGTACTGACTCAGCGCCAGTAGATTCGCAATGTTCGTTGAGCACTTGTTTAAATTTATCCAGCTTCTCGTCGAGCGCACTAAGCTTAGTGTTCATCTCACTAGTAATAGCAGCCTTTCGATCACGGATTTTTATACAAGCGTCAACAAGACGGTCTAAACCAACTTCTTCAGCTTCGGTCATTACATCGTTCTCCTTTATATTTTAATTAGGAGGATTGATTATAGGTGCAGTGCTTTTACATTTCAAGTACTTCATTGTACAAATCTATTATTTTTGTATGCACATCTATTCTTTGGTCAAGTAGTTTGTATACTCTTTTCTCAACCGGGGAACCTTGTAACTGTACGACTGTACAAGGATGCTTTTGCCCAGACCGATGCACGCGTGCATTAGCTTGAGCATAAGTTTCTAGGGAAGCCACTGGCCCCCACCATACGATGGTATTTGCTGCGGTAAGGGTGACACCATGCGCTGCGGCTTGTGGCTGTATTATCAGGACTCTGGGGTCGTCTGTGTCTTGGAATTCTTTAAACAGTTGGGTGCGCTTTGAAACACTTACGTCCCCCCGAATTATGCCGTTAGATATTTTGTCCTTAAAAAGTTTCTCAGATAGTATGTCGATGACGTGCTTAAAGGGCACAAAAATCAAAACCTTCTGACTTGTCTCATCAATAACTTCCTTTAGTACTTTGTATCGGTTCTTAATATCAAATTCTACTGTCTCTCCACTATCGGCGTAGACTGCACCACAAGATATTTGCAGTAGCTTATTCATAGTTACAGCGGCGTTTGGTGCAGTAACTTGCTCTCCAGCCGCCATTGTTAGCATGTGACTGCGTATAGCTTTGTAGTATTTGTTCTGTTGTGTTGTTAGTTCGATCTCGCGTTTGGCGTACGTCATTTCTGGTAGGTCGAGGCATTGGTCTTTCGTGTACCGTATTGCTGGCTGTAATGCTGCATGTACTTTATTTACAGCATTGTCTTTAGGAACCCACTTAAATTGAGTCACTTTGTACATAACCATCTCACGGAACGCGGAGAAACTACGCGGTACAGCTAGTGGGTTAATCATTTTAGCTAACCCAAACGCATCAAGGGGGGATTGAGCGGCGGGAGTACCCGTCATCATCCACACCCATGTGTCGGGTTTTATTATTCTGTTAAGTACTTTCCAGCGTTTTGAATTTGCGTTCTTATAATGTGTGGCTTCATCTACAATTATCAGATCGTACTCGGCCATCTGTATATGATCTTCTACTATCTCGACACCATCATAGTTAATAATCACAAAGTCTGAGTCGCCTGAGATTATTCTACGGCGTTTATCTTTTGCCCCGTGCGCTATATCTACACTACGGTGCATAGCGAAGGTAAACAGGTCAGCCCTCCATGCAGAATCCATAATCGACAAAGGGCAAATAATCAGTACTTTGTTAATAACCCCTTGTTTTAGTAAGAAGTCAGCAGCCCAGATAGCAGAGGCAGTTTTTCCTGTACCTTGTTCGTTAAAGCAAAACGCTTTCTTGTTTAGTGTAAGAAAGGATGATGTAGTCTTTTGATGCTCGAAAGGTTTGTAACGCCCCGGCCAATCGTACTGACCTAGTATTGGAGACGGTACATTCTTGACGTTAAGGTTGCGTAGCACTCGTGCTTCATCTACGCCCCACTTAACTAAAACTTCGTTGTTGCCGAGATCACGGCTAGTTGGTATGGCTGTTGTGATTCTTTGGGGGTCACGAACCCGCAGGCGTAAACCCCTGTTATCAACTACTCGCATTTAAGTTACCCTACTAGTTTATCTGGATATTTAGCAGCCATTGCTAGAAGTTCGTTTCTATTTTCAATGGCTTCCGGATGATCACCAGTAACGCAGCGGCTCCTTAAATCTTCTTCTGGGCTGTACTTTAAGTTGTAACCTCTAGGGTACGCACCCTCTACGGTGCAATGGGAAGACCTGTGCCCTTCTCCCCCGCCTAATCCGTGGTAGTGCCTGCCTCCGCATTTTTCGCACACAAAGACATATTGTCTGCCGCGTATGTAACAATCTACTGTAGGTATTTCTTCTTGCATTTTATCGTTCTCCAGATTACTTCTTTTTCTTTCTTTCGCGCTTACTAGTTTCAGAAACTAGGCGCCCTTTTGAATCTCGTTTGAATGATCTGTTTTTGGACTTGGTTTCTATTTTAGTCCCATGAGAGTTCTTGCCACCTTTACTTAATGCTTTTTTGTGGCTTACATCCTTACCCTCTCGTTTATCGGCTTTGCCGTTCTTATTCTTATCTTCACCTTCCTTGTCTATCTTACGTCGCGCACGCTGCCTCTCCATACGATCAGCATGTTCGCCACGTTTCTTCTGTTGCTCGTACTCCTTTTTATACGGACGTTTCTTCTTTGTATACGGCATCACCTTCTCCCGTTATGAGGACACTCTAGTATAATGCAATGAGCCTTGCACAATCCAGTGGGTCTCGGATTCCATACATCAGTTACAAGGGTCTTCTCCAAAATCCCATATTTGGTTAACCACTTCTCCCACAACTTTGATTCGTCTTTTCTTTCGTAGGTTTGTTTAATTAACTTGTTACACACAACGAACAACAACCCGGCTTTCACTGTATGTATCTCAGGGAAGTGTTTGAATACACATAGGGTCATAAGCTCCAACTGCCCTACGTCAGCGTACTTGGCAGATTTACCCGTCTTGTAATCAAAAACTCTGGCTACCCCTGCGTCTCTATCCAAGATAATCAGGTCAGCTACGCCTCGATACCAAACATCATCAGCAAAAAACTCACAAGGTTCCAAGTTTGACGTGATACCCATCTTGTATTCACAGAGCTTCTCGCCCGGCATCGCCAACAACTTATCTAGCACGTTTTGCGAGTAATCAAATCGTGGGTCTAGTTCGCTAACTACCCCACCTACGTAATCCTCCGCTGCCTTGTGGTACTCATTACCGTACCGCATTGCTTCAGTATTAAAATTTTCTTCGTAGTCCTTTGCTACCTTCAGGTGGTAATACTTTTTCGGGCATTGCTCAAAAGTCTTTAGGCTACTGAAAGACCATGCTGTTCTCGTACCCATTCGATACACTCTCCATAATTCTTCCCGATTTCCACATCCCCACGGACGGGTAGGCCAGAGGCCCATTCGGGGACAAAAGCCATACAGGAATCTATGTAATTACAAGCTTCAATAACTTGTTCGTCAGGGACACAGCATACCACAGAGTCGTGGACTGTTAGCAAAATCCTATACTTCTTTTGTATTTCCAGCATTTGTTCTGCCATTACACAACGCGCTATGGCTTGGCATACATTTTCAATAACTTTGCCGCCGTATATTTTGATGTAACCCATGCGGGTTTTGTAGGAATACTGCTCCCTACCATCTTCATCTAACTCCATCTTAAGTTTGTTGTAATACATACTAAGACCTGACGGTAACCGGATGGCGTTTTCCTTTGGTAGGAGTTTTAGAACGCCTTTCTTACCTACCGTTGTTATGGCGTTGCCGTGCAGACATCCCAGTGCGGTGTTAGCCGTTCGCCACAATTTAGTGATCTTGCTGTTGGCACTACGGTACACTCCCACAATGCGACGGCACTCTTTCTCGTCAACTTCTACACCAAATGTTTTCAATTGTTCTCGGAATCGTACAGCACCCATGCCGTACCCAGCACCAAGTATTGTAGTCTTACCTATGAAGCGTTGCTCTGGTGTGACTTTCTCTACTTTAGTTTTGTATATACTTGCAGCCATTATCTTGTATACATCTTCACCACGTTTGAATGCTAAGACCAAATCGTTTTGTTCTGCCAACCACGCCAGCACTCGTGCCTCTATCTGAGCAGAATCGGCTTGGATCAGGGTGTGCCCTTCAGGGACGCAAATACATGATTTCAATACCTTTGCATTTGGCCCTCGTGATGGTAAGTTTTGTAAGTTTACCTTATCAGAACCACCCCAACGCCCCGTATGCGCTGCGTAATATTTGATGGGAACTGGCATCTTCTTTCCACGGGTAGCAATATCCAAGAAGCGTTCTGTTCTTGTTTCTTCTAAAGTACTTTTCAAACCTAGTCTTGCAGCAACTAGTGTCTGTACTTCTATATCCTCGTGTTCTTGTAGAGCCTTAAACCCCTCGTCTGTCTTGGCAAATGCGTAGGTTTCCTTGCCCGTACGTGCGCTGATTTTTGTTGGTGGCTCTACCCCGGCGTTACGTAACAACTCTGCAAACTTGTTGTTAGACATAAGGTTTTCTAACTCAACACCACTCTGTAAAAGAAGTTTCTCTTTTTGTTCTTTAAGGGTATCAAGATGGTTGTCTAGTTTGGCTACGTCTAGTTCAAGCATAGGTTCGATAAACATACGTAGGGTCATGTCTATCACCTTGAGTTCGATCATGGGGAACCCACGTTTCTTCATAAAGATGTCGAACAGTTTATAGGTCAACTCCACATCATTTATACAGTAGTCCCCATACTCGGCTAGTTCTTCCTCGGTAAAATCTCCCCTTCTCTTACCTTCTGCCTTGAGTACCTCGGTTCCTTTCTGACCGATGCCATACATATCAGACAACGCTTTAAGAGATGCCCCAGCATCCACCCCATGAAGAGCACGCCCCATACTGAGAGTATCAAAATAAACCCTACCCCTAATGCCAAAAAGCCAATTAAGAATAGCCCCATCAAACAAAGTATTGTGAGCCAGTATTGCAGAGTTAGCCCAATCGTACTCATTCTGTAAATAAGTTTTGAGATCATCGAACCCTCCGCTCAACCATTCAGTGTCCCCGTCATTAACTTTTACAGCAACACCTATAACTTCAAAGTCAGGGCTACGTACGTACTGCTCAGTCGTTAGCTTCCTAAAGCCGAAAGTCTTGCTGTAATAAGTTTCAAAGTCTATTGTTATTATGTCCATTATAATTTTCTGCTTTCTTCTAAAGTTTTGTCGTACAAGTTATCAAGGTAGTCCCGCCAATCCTGTAAGATATCTAATTGGATAACGAAGTGCTCGTTATGAAAATCTTCCCAAAGGTCTATTTCACCCTCCCCTGCGTTGGGGTTGTAGTACAAAGTGCCATACTGCCAAACTTCTTTTTTCATTACAGTTTCCCCTCCTTTACTAATGCTAAACGATTAGCTTCTTGTGCAGCAGCTATGTCTTTTTTATTTTGGCCGGTGTACGCGACAGCCAGCTTTTCTTTGATGAGTAGTTTATTAATGGTCGTCCGTCCAACTTTGATTTCACCCAAGTACCTTCCAAA